CCAGCCTTGAGAATTGTCCACGCCCGTCTGGATATATTCCGGCACCCTTACCGGCAATCATTGAATCGATAAACTCACCGAACTTCAATAAGAAGTTAGTTCCGTCTGACTGGTCCTTACGAAGAAAATATTCTGACAGTTTTTCAATATCATACTGACTCAGATTTTCTATTATTCCAACCAAAACACGACCAACACGTTCTGCTGTATTTTCTCCTTCCTGAGTAGCATTACGAACCTGTTGGGCTAACTTTTTCAATATGTCTACACTATCAGCCATCACTCACCTATCACTCTGTACACAGTTCTATTAGCTTTAATCTTACCTTCTCCCTTATAAAGAGGATATTCCTCTTTCTTTTCATTCAGGAACATAACACATTCCTTCAGGTAACGGTCGGCAATGGAGAACGCATCATCATAAGCCATTACTTTCTCCTTGAACTCAATATGTGAACTATATTCACTCTCCTTCTGAACAAAACCATACCTGGTAACATTTCCATCACCATTCTTTACGATTCGTGCGTAAGTATAATAAGCCAATGCTACCTTCAAACCTGTCAGCAATTGCTTTCCATCCTTACCTTCATATATTCCTCCCTCAAGTAATAATTTATATTTATCCGGATTATCTTTCACATCAAGATATAAAGCATCACCAAGAGCAGATTTTATGTCTATGCTCTCAGATTCACGGATATATGTTTCTATCTTGTCCTCGTCGATATGCAAAGACATACTACGTGATAAGGATGAAACCTCAAGCGTTGTTATCAGATACTGTTGCATTTCTTACATACTTTAAAGGTTGAACGGAAAAGTCATTTGTCGGGTTAGCTATCTCATACCAATAGCGGAAAATACGGTCAAATGTACGCTCTATTAAACGTTGCTGCTTGCTGACGATAGAATTATAGTACTCGAAAGCATCTTCCAAAATATCGCCGGAAAATCCTACTTTCCCGACACGAATACAATACCATGGCTCCTGCCCGAAAGCGGAATAGATTCTTTCCGTAACACTTATGTCTGTGACGGTGAATTCCTTGTCGTAGTTCTGCGAGTTGAGCGATACCACCTCGGGCTTATCCTCGTCCGTCTCCAGTGTCACCTCCATCAGCTTGCCGCAGTTGGTATCTCCCTGCAACTGCAATAGAGAATCACTGAAGCTGTCGTCATCATCCCTGCTGTCAATCTCGTTGCCGTCTTGGTCAAAGGTGATATTCGTCCCTTTTTTGGTGAATATCATTGCAGCAGGAAGGAAGTTATTGCGAACATTCCGATACTTCACGTTCGCCAGCCCCTCGTCTGTGCTCATCTCTGTTACTACGCGGTCTCCCTTTCCGGTCGGGTAAATATCCTTGCCGCTGAGAGACACCCACAACACCTGTCCCTTGTAATACTCAATACCTCCTGCGGCTTCTATCTGCGCTGCCACGACCCTCTTGTCAGGATTAAACACATCAATGTAGTCGATGTTCTCCTTTGCAACCTTTATGACCTTGCCCCCTCTGGTTTTCTGTCCGCTCCAGTCTGGATGGATGGCAATCTTGCCTACATATCCGCTATCGTCTGATTCTACAAGGCGGCAGTTCTCAAAGGGTACGTGATGCAGCTCAACAATGTCTCCGTAAATGTTATAATTAACGTGCAAGGCAAGCCCGTTGTAATATGCCACATCACGGCAGACGAGAGCGTGAATGTCATCTGCGGTATCTCCTTTCCGGTTTACAACAGATTCGGAAAACGGCACATCACGGAAACCGTTCCCCTCGATGAAGTCAGCAAACCTGTCAAGACACTCTGCTCCCGTTGAACTTGCTGCAAGGATATTGCGGAAGGTCTGCGGATAAAGGTTATCCTCTCCGTATGTTTGTATGCCGAGCGTCTGCAAGTAACGCACATCTACCCTCTTGCTTGATTTCTTCTTCAGTTCGTGTACTCTCATGATTCCGTGATGTTAGTTAGTCATTCCTCGTCTTTTGTCTCCTTGACAATCCTTTCTGCTTCCTCTATGTACTCTTTCAGCAGGGTTTTCGTTGCCCTCTTGCCGTTCACTCTTGACGATGCCAGCTCGTTGATGATTGACTTATCCGAGATTCCATCCTTCTTGGCTTGTACGATTTCTTCAAGCAGTTTTTCATCAAAAGTTTTGCCGATAATCCGTTCTTCCCAATCTTCCGCCAACTCAGCAAAATAGCCTACATTGTCGGGGTACTTCTTCAAGTATTCTTCCGCAACCTTATCTGTAAGGTTCTCGTTTGTGTAGAAGTCAGGGCTTCCGAACTCCATCTGCAACAATACACCGCTCTTCAGCTTGTATGCTCTCTTTTCTTTCATCTTTCCATGTTTTTTAAGGTAAACACTCATCTCTATTATTGCATCCCGGTAGCAGTCATTGCACGATGTACGCACAAAGGTCTTGTCGAGGACATCGTGATACAAACCTTCTACCTCCGCCTTTTCGCTGAAAGAAAGGGAGGTCACACCTCCCAGCTCTTTCAATCTTTCAATTACTTCGGTAACTTCCATCATCTTAGCCTCCTGCCACAGTCAGCAATGTTTCGACCAACTTCTGTGTCGCATCGTAAGATGTCTTAAAGAGGTACAGCCCCGACTTCGGTGTCTTAGTCTCCTGCATCGTAATTGTCCAACCTCCGTCAGTGTCCTCTGAATACTTGCCGTCTGCCATTTCGGTAGCCTTAAGACCCTGATAGAAGCCGTACACCTGAAAGGCGCAGTCTCCCTTGTTGGTCTTACCCATTCCCTTGTACTTGTTCTCAAGCACTGCAACAAATTCCCCGTTAGCCAGTGCATCAATGATATTACCTCGCACATCCGGACCATCATCAAGCACCACAAAGGCGAATGTATTGTTAAACGAATTGCGGTATGTTCCAGCAGCGAAAGCCGTTCCTGTGCCGTTGAAAGGTTGCGCTCCGAGTGCTACAATTTTGAACCCCTTCTTACCTTGCTTCAGCGGCAGAGCTTCCATCACGTTGCTGCGTGTTACGTTAAAGGTTACGTTCGCAAAGTCAATATCCTTGCGGTTAATCAATACTCCCTCCTGCTCGAAGCCGGGGATTGCAGGGTCATCGCACGATGGTACGATGTCCTGCTTAAGTAGATTATCACATACTCCCATATATCCCTCCTATTAGTATGCAAGCTGGAACAAATCATCCTGACCGATGTTGGTTCCCAGTTTACCTGTTGAATAGATGTAGTTCATTCTCTCTTTGCGCTCGAAGAATATATCCAGCTCGCTGATAAGCTGATTTGCAGGGGTACCCACAAGCATTTCACGAGGCGAGCCGAAGATAGCTCGGTGCGGAAGGTTGAGCTTCGTACCATCGTTCTGATACTGCATAATCATTCTGTCCCAAATCGGAATCTGATAGATGGTCACCCCGTTGTATTCAGATACCTTCAAGCCTCCAAACACCTGCTCCCATGTAAGGATTTCCTTGTACTCGCGCTTCAAGTCCTTAGTCAGTGCGTCAGCGAGCGACTTGGTACAATAGATTGCAGCACCCGGCAGACCTGCGATGCGTGAATCAGCATTTTCAAGCATGCTGTCAAAGATACCTATTGCCACACCTGCCTCTTTCAGCTTGCTGAACTGCAAAGCGGTTGACTCCTGTGTGTTCGCTTCGATGGCAGTTTTCTGCCCTGCGCTTGCCGTACCGATAGCGAACAAGTGTTTCCACAGTCCGTCAGTGGTCTTGAACAGGTCAAGGTCTGTTCCGGTAGAAAATACTCCCGATGCGCTGTGAAGATTCGCATCCGTATCTGAGAACCATACCATGCGCCACATCATCTTAATCATTGCATCCTTCAGTGCAGGATAAACGATATCGTCCATGTAGTCCGTAGAAGTCAGGTCTCCGATGTCTGTGCCTTTCTTCAAGCAATATTCTGCGATAGTGTTTTCCAAATCCTTGTAACACCACTCCAAGGGTACAGTCCAAGAGCCGATTTTCCATTCCTTCTCAAGAAAATCGATGGTCGCCTTCTTGTACTCCGGATTACACTTGTCGCCAGCCCAACCGACATCACTCATTTCACCTACATAACCAACCTTGTCGCCGTTCTTAACATTGTACATCAGCGTAAAGAACTGCTCCAGTACGGGGTCTGTAAAGACCTCTGCGATGATTAATTCCTTCAAGTCTTTGATTGCCCCGTTATCAGGGGTCAAGTTCGATAACTCCTCCCATTTCATAATTACTTACCTCCTCTTTTTTCTCTGATTTCTTTTAGTCTAGTTTCGATTTTGCTAACAGGCTTCTGTTGCTCTGTTTTGCCTACTGTCTGCGGTGCGCGTCCTGCCGGAACGTACTTAGAAGCCGCTGCCTTTGTCAGAGCCTCGATACCTCCTGCCTTTGCTACTGCGTTAAGAATCTTAACATCCTCCTCGCTCTTTGCGTTTGCAGTGAGTTCAGCAACCGTTTGCTCCAGCTCTGCGATACGTGCTTCCAGCTCTTCGGTAGATTCTTCTTCCTTTTCGCGGATTTCTGTGATAACACCATCCACCACTACGATAGTGCTTCCATCCGGCATTACGTGTTCGCCATCGGGAGAAGCCTTGTCGCCTACCTGCGGCTCGCCTTCTTCACGTTCCACGGTCAACGTGTCACCTCCTGCGGTGGTTAGCTCCAAAGCAACTGCCGGAACATCCTCAATTCTCGCATACCCTGCCTTTGCCAGCAATCTGTCAAGCAGGGACTGACTTACTGTCGTTTCCTTCTTCTTCATAACTGTTTTAATTGTTGATACCTTTGCCGATTTCGGCATAATTACTTCACTGATAAATCCTAATTGCTTAGCTGCCTCGCCTCCGAACCATGTCTCCTTCTCCATCTGCGCCTCTAAAAGCCCTCTGTCCACACCGCAACGCTCTACATAGACAGACAACATCTTCTCACGCTCTGCGTCCAGTCCTGCTCTCAATGCGTCAAGCGTAGGGACATCAAGCGCTCCATCGAAACCAGGGCAGTACGGGGCATGGATAAGCAGTTTTGCGTTAGGATACATCTTTCTGCGCTCAAGGGGAGCGGCAAGAAGAATGATTGTAGCCATCGAAGCACAACGACCGACTACGGTAGCTGATATTTCCTTTCCGGTAGCCCTTAGCGCATCATATATCGCATACCCCTCCACGATGTCTCCACCGCATGAATGAAGTTCGATGTCGATATGGTTGTCGCTCGGGTCTATCCAGTCAATGAAAGCCTGAATATCCGAGAAGGAGATACCATCTACCCCCGTCAGATACCAGTTCTCCATCTTTTCGGTATCGGCAACAATGTCTTTGTTGATAAATAACTTCGCCATACGTAAATAATTGATATATAGCAAAGATACGAAGCAGGATATTGAATCAGCTATTAAGGAGAGTCAAAGCACTGACACGTCTTGTCAGTCGATTTTTATAAAAAAAGGTGAGCCGCTGCCCACCTCAATTCATCACATGTCCACTTCCGTGGAAAACTTCTTCACAATTCTATATATTGTCCTCTCATCGACGTTGTATTCATCCGAGAGATACTGCAATATATAGGTTTTTTTATGCCCTTCGCTGGTCAAACGTTGATAGTCATTATAGAGTTCAAGATATCTCACGTCTGACGGTTGTACTGGGAGTGTCTGCAACTGCTCCATCACTCCCTTATGTGTTTTTAGAAATTCGTACGCGTTCATAAATTACCATTACTCTCTAAAAATTTAACTTTATTAGCAACCGATGTAAATTCCTCTACCGAAACTTGTGGAGCCGGAGCCATAAGCATACCTTTTGCAACTGCTCTAGCAAGCATATCCTCACCGATAGATTGGTTAGATGATTGCGCTACATTGATAGGAACACCTCCTCCCATCTGATTGAAGGAAGAAAGTATTGGTGCGAACATTGAGGTGGCTCTGGCCGTCATTACCGACTCCCCATTACTCAACTGGGCAGGTACACTGTCGCTGGTTCCTGTACCTGGTCCGGTAACTAAACCACCTGTTGCAAATTTAGCACTTTTTACGGTATTTATTGCTGTTGCAATATTAGCTAATATAGCTCCAACTGTCGTAGCTATAGCAGCTATATTAGCGGGGAAAGGAACAGACTGTGACTGTGCTATACCTGCAGCCAAAGCCTTTCCGGTATTTATTGCGATTTCCGCCAAGGCTAATGTTTTAGATAAAATAGCAAAGGCTTTGTTATTCTCTCCTAATGCTTCGAAAGCAGAAGCCAAGCCCCCCGTAACTGATTCGATAGCCTCTAACTTCGTCTGCTCAATTTCTACCTCTTTATCTGCAAGCTCTTTCTTCGCATCAGTATATTCCTGATGAGCCTGAAGCTTACGGTTAAGAAATTCCTGCTCACTTTCTCCTTCCTGCTGTTGTATGTTATTCAGTAATTCCAACTTCTGCGAAGCTTGTTCCTGAAGTATTTCCAACTCACTTGCTCCAGATTGCTGCATTTGCATTATTTCATTCTCCATCCTCAACCTGATGGCCTCCTGCTGCTTCTCTGAAACATCCTTCTCATGTTGCATCGCAAGGTCATCCATCTGCTTGTTATACTTTGCAGTTATGGCCTGCTTCATCTGTTCAGTAAGTTCTTTGTCAGCCAACTCTGCATCACGTTGAGAGGCAAGCTGCTGCATTCTTAACTGATACTCCTGCTCACTCCCTTCTTTTACGGATTCAAGCTGCAAGGAAATAAGCTTGGTACGTTTGTCTATCTCCTTCTGCAATTCTTCATCAGATAGCTTTTGGAGTTCTATGTTTTTTTGCTGCTCCAACGATTTAATCTGTTCATTGATAGCCTTACGTGCTTTTACTGTCAGATTCTCTTCCTCTCTCAGAGAAATCCGAAGGTCTTCTATCTTACGAGTATAAGTAAGTTCTATTTCCTTACGTGCCTGTTCACGCTTATCCTTCACTAGAGCCAACATCGCATCCTCAGCTGCTCTTACTGCCTCCAGCTCTTTCTGCTTCGCTTCCTTCGCCTTATCAGCACCTTCCTGACGTATTGAATTCAGGGTATTTTGCTGCTCAGTCTGACGACCATAGCTGTCCTCCATCAATTCCTGCAATTCATTAAACTGATCCCTGAAAGTTTTCAAATCCTCTATCGTACTTTCAGATAACCCTAACTTACCGATAACTTCATCGGCTGTAATATCACCAGCTTTAATCTGTTCCATCAACTTTCGCACCTCTCTGTTCATTTCAGTATAACCTAATGTATTAGCAAGTCTGGCTTCTGCAAGTTCTGTCTGAATCTCCAAATCTTTCTTCTCTATTTCGGCAGCTTTCTCTGCGGCTTTTATACGTTCCTGAGCAGAGAGTGTCTGATCATCCGCAGCCTTCTTCAACTTCTCAATTTCGGCACGATTAGCCGCACGCGACATTGAAAGCATCACTTCTTTCTTATCTATCTCGTTTAATACTTCTGCCAACTCCCAAGCTTGCTTTGTTTCATCAGCAATTTCTTTCCCTATTCCTGAGAATATAGCCTTTGCATCTTCTCCTGCCTTCTTGAAATTCCCAGTAAACAGATTCACCAACGCACTACCTAACTTTGATGCACGATCTATTATCACATTGATTGTAGCTCCCAAAGCAGCCATTATCTTGTTAGCCGCTTCCACCCCTTTCTGCGTTTTCGTAAACCATGCTACAAGCGATCCAAGAGCAACGACCAAAGCACCTATACCAGTACCAATCAATGCTACCTTTAGCAATTTCAGTACTTTAATCCAGCCAGTAGTAGATGCAGATACAGCAACCATTTCTGTTTTCATCCCCGCTAAATAGTTCTTCAATCCACCTAAAGAAGTTACCATTTGATTAATTTGCTGGATAAAAGGTATATTCGCATTTGCGGCATCGATAATTGCTTCCTTGTAATTACCCACGTTACGGTAATAACGCTGTGTTTCTTCTTCAGCTCCTTTCAACGCATCTGTAACCTCGTTTATATAATTTTTCAATTCTTCACCCCTGGTTCCCTTTCTTTCAGCTTCTGACAGAGCATCATATTCAGCCGTCAAATTGGATAACTGTGCGCGAAGCGATCTAAGACTTCCCTCCTGCTCTTTTTCCTGCTTGATCTGGTTCTGCATCGTCTTCGTAATAATTCGTATCGAATCATTACAATCTGCAATATAGGCTTTTGATGCAGCCATTTCTTCATTATACTGCTGACGTGATATTTCACCATCCTTCAATTGTTTTTTCAATTTGGATTCAGCCTCACGAGCAGCATCAATCTTTGTCTGGTATTCAGCGATAGCTTTAATCGCCTCACTATAATTTACCTTGATATCAAGGATCTTCTCTTGTTTGTCTGCCATAGTAATTTAAAGTTGAAATAGTTTACATTCGCATATACCTGTTTTTTCAGCTTTAATGGATATAATAGCATAATACTTTCCGTATTGTGCTAGATAAACAGGAATAGACATATCCAAATCTTTAAGCTCATACTCTCTGATTTCTATCAGTTCAGAAATTACTTTCGGCTCCCTTATTACATCCTGATACACCTTGTATCTGTCATTGATGATACTTTGCCAATCAAGCCCTGTAAATACCCCATCATTCTTTTGTGTTCGTATGAGAAGCCGTGGAGTAACACTATCATCATATTCCAACACATTATCTGAATCATACGAATACAATGGTATATAGGCACATCCATAATAATCTGTTTTATCTGAAGTTTCCGATCCAGCAAACGGCAAAGTAATGACTTCAGCCTCTTCATCCAGAGTGGCATCATCCACATATATTACACCGTCATATACACCATCTTCATCTTCTTTCCACTTGTAAATGTTCTTTTGGGCAAAACCATCCACACTGAAGACAAGTGATTTCGGACGATTATCCCGATATGAAGCGACCACCCTCTTGGTCCAGTTCAAGGCTTTAGCCTTGTTAGATATTATATCATCAATCTTTACGAACTTGATACCTGAAGAGAAAGGGACTGCAAAGCACCCGCATATAGCAGATATAGCCTTGATAAAATCTATCTGTTTCATGTCAGGCAGATTGGGGACCAAATAATATCTTGTATTTCTATATTTATCAGAAGAATCTTCTACAACGACTTGTGATATTCGTGGGGTTATAGTAATACTACCCATAAAATCAGATGCTCCTAATGCCGAGCTGATTCCTTGTAAGGTGACTCTAATCTTTCCCGATATATTCCCTGCGACTGTCGTTTCATCTGTATCATTATCAAAATCAAATACAACCCTCGAACGGCCATCACTATCAGCTCTAATTTCAGAAGGATATATGGTAAGCAATGCCACATTATTTACATCCCTTACTTCAATCCTCATAGTATCAGAAATATACGAAGATGACATAGTAAAGGAAATCGCACCAGATAGATTAAGAATAATCTTCTTAAAATTCACTATTAGTCCCATTGTATAATTTCCGCCTTGACTTCCCGTGCCTCCAATTGTATACAAGTAATAATTCGTTATACTATTAGATTCGAACCCTAAATTATAGCCACCATCCGGAATACTAATTAAGGTTACGGGGGCAAGCTGTATAGCACTGCTTTCTGATTTTTTTGAAGAATCATTCCTTGTCAGCAAAGGGATAATCAATACTTCAAGACAATCAGACATTTCTTCAGGGAAATCAAACGCTACTCCACTATCACGGCTAATCTTGTCAAATATCCATTTAGCAGTAATGACCGGATGATACCATACTTCCTTTTCGGTATCACTATATCCATATTCAACACGTGGAAACATTTCGGACGGAGCATCCTCACGCCTCCATGTTACAAAATCCTCGCCTTCTACATCACCATAAGATAAGTCCTGCAATTTTTTATCATCATTTACAATATCAGCAAATGCTGATACATTTCCCCATGCCATTGCGATATCAATAGTATCTGTTATCTCCATCAGCGTGACATTTGCATCCGATACAATTTCAACTCCATTCCGAAGATATCTTCCCTTATGGTTGATCCGAGGGTATCTGGTCATATACGACGGGATATGCGCATTATCTATAACAACGCAATTCCTGACAGTCAAAGGCAACTTTATCGAATACGTATTATTGCTAACAATCTTACTCACGTCGGTAAATATGTTGCTTTTATAGTTCAGTGTGATATTGGTATTGTCATCAATATCCACAACCTTATTGTCAATATATAGTTGGTCTTTCATAGACTTTGTAGATTTAGTTCAGGTAATATTATCGTGCATATAAAATCCTGCAATACGCTCCGCTCTTTTGTAAAGTTCTCTACAGAAACATTAACCCCCTTCCATTGAGGTTTCCCGTCCTGATATCCAGAAAACATATCTACAACTGGAGACGTAGCCAGTTCAAAAAGGAAATCATACGTGTCACTGTCTACCAATGGAGCGCATACCGGAAGAGTGTCATTCTCCGTTTTTCTTTGCTTACGGCCAGTTCCACCATGATATCCGTTTACATAGCTATAATCCTGCATATTATTCCGTAAGAACTCACCATCATTGGTAATCTGTCTAACTGCATCACCAGGAACAAACAACCAATAGCAATACATACCATGTCTGTTAATCCATCGAAGATATACCCCGCTCTCACTACTATCCACCTCGCAATCAATACGTGTCGCCGTATTAGTAAGTCCTTTAAATGTCAAATCAAATGTATGATCAAATACAGAAGCATGTGTACTGCTTCCCGGAAGATAGAATGACACTGTATTCTGAGCATCAATACCAGTAAGCATCAAGTTCCATACGTTCTGACCTGATAAATTTATAGGGGTTTGAGCTTTACCATCTACTGTAACCTCCACACTACCAGAAGCACCAGAGTACAACCCTACGGAAAAAGGAAATTTCTTGAACCACGTCAACTTTCTATTTCCATTGTATCGTTCTCCAACTCTCATTGCTCCCCACATAACGAACATATTAAATCCAAAACTATTATCTGGAACATCTACACTTATTGAAAATTCTCTTCCCAATTTACTATTTACAGCACCTGATAATGAATAATCAACATTATTTTCTCCAGCATCAAAAAATCCTTGAACATAAGATGAAATATCAAAAAAAACAGATTCACCGAACATCTCACGATTATCCTGATATACGACACCAGTTTGCGTATCTTCCACGGATATTTCTACGGATTCATAATTCTTACCGTACAGATTAATTATTATGGGATTAAAAGCAAATGCTATTAAATCAGGATATTCTATTGTTGCTCCATCAAAACTACTTGTTCTCATTGAAATTCAAATTTATGTGTTCAACTTCAGTATCGAATATTCCAACTATACGCTCTAAAATGTCCTTAATTGTCTTTTCCATATCAGTAGAATAGACGTCAATTTTTCCGGACCGATATAGTAATGTTCCCTCATTGGCTATCTTCCTTGCTACTAGATAAGCAAATGATTTTGGATGTTCAACCGTAATTCCTTTCTCATCCATCCATCTCAAGATAATATCAGAAAACCCCTTAGGAACCTTACCAGGTTTTCGTCCTGTTTCCAAAGCCCCAAATGCCTGACGTCCCCACAGGATTCCACCATCCTCAGTTAATTCCACTTTCAAGCTATCCCGTGTCCTTCCGCTGGCAACCTGACCGGCAGCTTCATGGTTAGCGATAATGCGCTTTCGCAACTCTTCCAAGCTATCACCTACAAGAGTGATGATATTATTCTTTAGCCCTTCCATATACGATATCCTTCACACTTCTACTAGGACACAACACGATCCCTGAAGTTTCCTTCAACTGTATAGATATAGTTATCCCAGTTACATTTACATTCAGTTTGTCATAAAAGACCGAGTAAGGGACAGAACCTGATATCGGTTCAAACAATCTAGATCGATTAAGCAACAGAATAAACTCTTTAGCCATATTCTTGCATTTCTCTACTATCGCGTCATTATCCGTCCCATCAAAATCAAAACTAGTCTTATCCATAAAAGCCAGCATACAGTTCGGATAATCTTTTAACTGGGTAGGTCCAAGTTGGAAATTACCGCTGACAGGAAGCACATTAAGTACTGCAGGCAAAGGCAATTTGTCAAGACGTACATTAGCTGTCTGCCAGTTATCAAAGATGTAAGTAACTCCTTTCATCTGGTCTACCACACTTTTAATCTTCTGTTCTACCGTCATTTTTTATTCTTGTTTAAAATATTCCTTAATCTTCGTTCAAACCTAGTCCGCTCAGCATCCATATCTAGGCACTTATAAACACGTATCCACGGAACACGTTCCACTTCTTCATGATCAGTTATTCCCATACGCTGTGCATAATAGTCAAGCAGACCGAATAGTCCAAAATTCAATCTATCAGAGCCAGCTTGTTTCTCCTCCGGCGTAGGTGGTACAGAGGTAGAAGCAAACAGCTTATTGATCCGCTTTACCTCTCTGGCCACCCAAAAACAGAACCCAATCACTTCGGATGCTTCAGCTCTCATCACCTCACGTTCCGACATTCCCAACAGCACACGACAAGGCACCATTATAGTTTCCATATCTGTACTGATAGATTGCAGCTGCATAAGCTCACCCATGCTGATGTCATTCAGCGTATCAGGTGTCCTGACCTTTCCGACCTTCCACGGCTTCCGTAGCTTCTCCATCTCTCCCTCGATTCCGCGTGAAAGATTACCAATTATCAATAATTCTCTTACTGTCATGTTCTTCCAATTTTAGCTTTCGGTCTGTGAATAATAGGCTTTATCCTGAAAAACATAGCCATAATCAACATATCAAGATAATCAGGAGAATGACCAAGTATCTCCTTCATCTTCTCCTTGCTTATGATTCCCTTCTTACGTGTGTCTGCGTCGATATGGTCCTGCTTCAACACACCAAGCTCTTCGATTATCCGTTCCTTCTGTGCTTCCGTACAGACAATACGAATCAAACGGGAGTTTATCATCTCGGCCAGCTTGAAGCTACATTCCGATTTCAGGTTGTCAAACTCAGGATTGACAGGTCGAGTACCACCATGAAATTCCTTGATGCCGTTCAAATAGCTTTCAAGATAGCTTCCCAAACCGTCAGAGTCAGCTATCATCTTGCTACGGGGTATGGAGCACTCTATCATCATACGCTTCAGATCTGTTTCAATGGATTTTCCAGTACTATATTCCTGATCCAATTTGATATAACATACATTTCCCTTCCAGTGTCCGGCGACAAAGCGGTCACGCCCTTTCATTGCAAGGTCAGCAGAACCAGAAGAATCCCCGGCAGGCTTTACAAACTCATTCGTGAACAGGTCACAGATAGCATCGTAATCACAAAGGGCTGTCGGATCATTATCATATTCCCAGTTTCCAAAATATAGACGTTCTTTTGTTACTTTATCTTTTGTATTCCGGAGACTCTCGATATAATCCTCAGTAGCCCAAGGATTATCCTGTACCAATGCCTGAATAAAAGCATAAGGTTCTTTGAGCTTACCCTCTTTCCAAGGCTTATAGAAATCCCGATACAGCCAGTTCTTTTTAGGGTTGCAGGTGATAAGTATCTTACCTGGTACACCATACACATCATTCATGTGACGCCCGATACGGGTTTTCAGAACTTCAAAGGCAAGGTAATGAACCTCCCCAGCTTCCTCTATCCATCCCCCTGTATATTCCTTCGAACCTAGCCGTTCATACATCGGGTCCTTTACTGGGTAATAGGTTAGATCGATATAAACTATTTCACTTCCATTGTCAAAAGCTATACCTTCATTGGTTGTCTTGTATGCCGTGAACCCATGGGACTTTGCTACCTTATTGAAGGTTACTGTTACGGATTCTCGGCTATCCTTCAGATTATTTCGTCCTACAAACCAGCGTGTACCAGGAAGATAATAAGCACATTGCATCAGCCACTCACATCCCAACCAGGACTTTCCACCACCTCCAGCTCCACCGTACAACAGGAACTTTGTCACATCATCCCGAAGGTAGTTGTATGCCAGCCTCTGCTTTATGTTCACATTCTGTCCCATATCATTTCAACTTGTCTGCTTCCAGAGTATAGGGAAGAAAATCGAATCCCTTAAACGGCTTGCCTTGTGTAGTATGGTCCACTTCCTGCTTATCAGCTAATCCCAATGTACGTGCAATGATATTCGCATTGAACGCTCCTACACATGCCCCTTCGAACTGCTGGGTCTTGATAGTTTCTTCCACATGCGCGATGACTTGAAGAAAATCTTCGTCACCTTTATTTACACAATCCTCTCGGAAGTTGCTCCACCACCTCGTTGACGCTCCAAGATACACACAAAGTCCCATGAGAGAGTACGGTCGTGATGTGGGGGTAATCTCTTGCTGAGTGTGCTGCTGATTCTCTGTTACAACCTCCTTTCCTTTTGCAACTCTTACAGGTACAGTTTTCTGTATAGCCTTTCTGGTTGTCCATGGATTCTCATCGCACCATTGGAAATACTCGCACGCTGCTTCCCACAGAAGTTCAGGCGTGGCAAAGAGCTTATCCCTGCCATGCTTGCTTCTTAACATCCAGAATTTATTTCCTTTAGGTGCAGCCATAATCACAATTTTTCAAAAACCGGTAATATTTCCTTATCCAAATCCCATCTTCTGTTGTTAGGAAGAGGAAGAGTAAATTCATATCTGAGAGCTTCATTATATTCCTTACGCAATGCCCTTCGTTCGTTAATGACAGAAACTTGAAAAGACGATCCACGCAATTCTCTAGTTTTAGCAACTTCAATCCCTTTTTCATATATCCTGAAATCCGATCCGATGAACTCTTCCGTAAGACGACATACGTCTGCCGTGGAATGATAATGCTGAAAGTACCATTCACCGAAACGGAAGTTAGCCGTGAAATTATTCGCGTCCAGAAATAAGGCTTTCGAACGATAGTCGTGTGTTTCTTTTCTTTCGGAAGCTTTCTGTGCAAACAGTAAAGGGATGCCAGACCAAAATATCATGCCTCCCGGCTTACAGAGTGCAGAAAGAGAAAGAAGGACATTTCTTTCGTCTTCCAGAGAATTTACGGAGTTCAGGACACTATCACACACTACCACATCGTACAAACCGTACTCAGAAAGTGTCCTACATACGTCCGCACAATCCTGACGTATTTCCTTCTCATCTATCACGTCTGCTCCGTCTTTACGATGAAAGAACTCAATCGCATCAATACGATATCCCTCCTTCTTTAGCCTGGTAGCATAGTCCTTCTGACCTGCTCCGAAATCAAGCACACGCATCTCCTTCGTAATGAATGGAAGCACTATACGCTCATATAATGTAGAATGGCTCCTGCTACTCGGGACACCGTTTTTCTCCCTGAGACGTGCTTTCTGGGCAAACGACTGGATATAAGTCTTACGATCCAAATGGGAATATTCAAACACTCCGTATTCCTTCGAGAAATATTTCAAAGCCAACTCTTCCTTCCCTTTCGGAAGCACATAGACAAGAAGATCCATTCCCAAAAGCTTCACCGTCTTAGCATATACAGTAGAAATGATAACTTTACCTTCATGATCACATACTGCATTCGCAAACTGACCATAACGCAGGATCATCTTTGTAAGGTCTACTACACGCGAGTTATTCCCCCCTTTGGTAATGATGGTTATATCATTATTCGGAACCATAAAGAAACCTTCCGTTCCATCAGGGACAGATACACGGATATCCGGCTGAACTTCCGATACCTCACACTCCGCATAATTATGAAGCTGGTTGAAACGTACTTCATCCGTTGAGTTTACGCCTTCCAGAACAAATGCCGGAACATGAGTATATCCAAGCAGCTTCATGGTCTTTGTACGCTGGTGACCAGCCATAATTCGCTTGTCTGACTTTCGGATAATTATCGGTTTGATGATACCAAGTTCGGCTATTGACTTCTTCAAGTTCTCTTGAGCTTCTGGAGTAAGCAACCTAGGGTTATACTCGGCCGGATTCAACAATTCTATATCAATATATTCCATCATAAGCCCAGCAAATTGTTTACAAAACCAATCATTACCCCATTCTCATTAAGATATTCAGCTGCACGCTGTTTCAGACCTTCAAGCTCTACATCGGTTATAGGTATCTTATATCCTTCAAATGCCAGATACCTGATATGTGCTCCCGCTTCGTAGTTTTCATTTCGAAGTACGTTTCGAGTATCTTCCACTTCTTCAGAGAAATCGTCCAACTCAGGGAAGCTAATACCATCCAATCCCCATTCCATAAGTTCCTTACAATTCCATTCGAACAAACATGCCATATCCCATTCTCCATTGTTTACATTATCACGGATAATGATTTCTCGCTCACGCTCTTCGGTCAGATTCGGGATAAGCACTGTCGGCACTTCCTTGATTCCAAGCTGAACACATGCGTCATAGCGTTGGTTTCCGGCAATAATGACAAGTTCTCCTGTACGATCCGACAAGATTATTGGTCTGGCTTCGAAATAGTCTGGATTTCTCTGTATGGATTCCTTCAGCTTTTGAAGCTGTTTTTCGGTTATGGTACGAGGATTATTCTCCAGCTTTTTCAATGTTTCTGTTTGTCTGTAAATCACTTCCATATCTCCTAATATTTGCGTTACAGAACAAATTTACCCGATAACCGCCACAAAGCAGTTACCGGGTATTCATAAAGCACTGACAAGGGTTGTCAGTAGTTATAAACTCCATATCATCCACCATTTACGCCTCTTTGTGTATTCAAGTTCTCTCTCCAAGTCTTTACAAAGGTCTATCTCCTTTCCCCATTGAGTGTGATAAAATGTTGCATCATCCTTAAGCTTGTTTACTCTTTTTTTAAGTTCCTCGTTCTCTTTTTCAAGCTCGGTTATAATATGGTTTTTCAGTTTCAAATCACCCAATAGTCTTTCTGCCCTTTCAAAGTTCCTTTGGCTATCTTTTATCAGCATCTCCATGTAAGTATCTCGACTGAATAGCCTTTTCGTTTGATGTCTTTTGTGTTTCATACTCATAATTTATATTCCCAAAAACCTAACTTCCCTTTCACATTCATAATCGGCTTATCAAACAGAACCGCATCTTTCAGCACCCAGTTCCAGCAACCTTTCTCTGCCCAGACGGATGGATGGTTCTGTACGCAGTCGGATATAACTACGCTGCCGATGATGGCACCAAAAGGTAAATCGTCATAGAATGTACTTCTAAGATTGGAGGGGTGCATTTGAAGTTTCAATCCTTGCTCTTCATTTAATACCCAACCATCTCCTTTACCTTTGCTTGCATGAATCAGTACCCTCTGGCCTAAGTATTTCTGAGGACACTTCCATGTCCGGTTCTCGATGTCTTTTATACCGTGAGCGATAAGGCTCGCCCACGGCTGTTTGATTGATATTGCTTTCATACTTTATTCTTTTTCTTCAGTTCAGTAATAAGTGCATCCGCTTGTTCAACACTTAATTTTGCAGCATCTTCTAAAGTCATTTCACCACTCATGAGTACAGCGACACATTCCTTTGCGATTTCGTATCTACGCTGTTCCCAATCCGGCACAAGGTAACTCTCATCTACATTCAGGTAGCCTGTATCAATTATCCTCTTTCCATACCCGTCAATTTCAACTACACATGCTGTACTGGCAGGTATCGGCATTACTGAAATTATCTCTACTTCTGTTCCACTCATAAGTGTTACACCCTGACCAATATCGTATGATCTTGTTAGTTTTGCTTTCATTTATCTTTCTTGTAATATTCAACAATCGTTTTATTTAATGATAGAACAAGAGCAAATGTCAGTGTTGCCGGCATTTCGTTTGTATTCATCTTGTTGATGAATACCTCACCATCCTTATATTCAAGAACAGTATCAAGTTCAATTATTTTGCTTTCGCTATTTGGCTGCTGTGTTTTATTACTCATATTCTATCCTCCGAATTTTTATTTTTGTCTTTTGGTAGTTTACATATTTCGTCCATGGCTTGATCCCAAGGTATTTCCCCAAGATATTTCAAACAGGCATCCCAACCTTCCATAAATGAAAGCTCTCTCAAAAGCTTTGTGCTTGGAACTTTACTTCCTGAAGCAAATATTTTTGCTAATTCTTCTTTTTTACTCATATTCCAATATTTCTTTATTATCAAAAATGTTACCAGCTACTTTTATATCATAATCATTATCGCACAACCATTTTCCTAAAGGCCTTTCTCCGGTTTCTGTATGTCCTCTCAGCTTTAAACTCCACGCTCCAATTTCTTCATTCCATGTTACTACACAGATACAAATTACAGAACCTTCAGTTATTTTTAATATATCACCTTCATATATTTCTTTTCCGCTTTTAGCATATAATCCGGTAAACTGGCAGATAGTATCAGAATTAATCAAATGTTTCTTTCCTAACGCGTCATGTATATGAGGAAAGTTTGCAAGTAAATGTAAATCCCCAAATATTAATTTATTGGTGCTTAATGCTTTTGCTCTAAATTTTATTTCTCTATTCATAAATTATTCCTCCGTATTAGGTATTAAGTCTTTCATATATACCCAAGTCATTACCGTATTCCATACGTATACTTCGTAGTAGCATAAATCATATTCACCATATATAGTGTTAACTAAAAGAAGCTTTCCTGGAACAGGCTTTTCTGTAGAATTATGCCAAACGGTATTTATTCTCCACTTAGCACCTTCCATAAAATCTATCATGCATACTTGCTCTTTGCCAGATCTCCATATTGGGCGACAAGCTTCTTTAGCATATTCTTCTGCTGCTTTTTTAATATCCTCTCTTGTCATAACTATTTTTTTAATTTTTAATGATACACTCCATGTTCAATCCACCCTCTTTGATTGCATTTTTCGGGTGTAAACAATCCTGTATAAACCATGTATCGATATAAAGTTCCTTTTGATACTTTCAGCTTTTTAGCAATATTAACTTTTTCAGCACCTTTGTCCAATTCTTTCACGATGTACTCATGTTTCTCAACGCATTTAGGATTAAGCCTGCAACGGAATCCTCGTCGATGGCCCAACTTTACCCCTTCTGCTTTTTTCCGTGCCAATGCTTCTTTAGTACGTTGGCTTATAAGATTGCGCTCAATTTCTGCAGATAATCCAAAAGCAAATGCAAGGACCTTACTCTGTATATCCTCACCAAGACGATAATTGTCTTTGATAGTCCATACTCTACACCCCTTTGTCATACAGATATTCAAAATCTCCATAATCATGAAAAGGTTTCATCCAAGACGTGAAAGTTCTGCACTGATAATAAGATCTCCTTTCTTTACACGCTTCAACAATTTACCCAACTCCCTTTTGTTATAAGCCTTTGTTCCACTAATTGTTTCTTCTATCCACCCGTCAATGGTTATATTATTTCGCTCACAAAAGTTATTTATTTCAAACCGTTGATTCTCTACTGTCTGTTTGTCAGTACTCACTCTAATATATCCGTAAATCATAATGATGTATCATAAATTGCAACTCTAAATCCACTCTGTATCAGGTTTGTTAATATTTTATCTAACTTACTCATTGGAAAGGATATAACCGAAATATCATCTCCGTTGTGATTGAAATATGTTTCATCAATATTTGAAACCAACCCGATATGTGTAGTATCTTCCTTATATGATTCATAATTATTGCCATATCTTATTAAAATGATGGTATTATGGTGTTTGCCTTTCAATCTGTCAAACATTTTTAACCTCATAATCTGAGAACTATTTTCTTCCTTCAACAACTTTTTTATTTCAGAAATAATGAAATCTTCTTTTTCCATCTTTCTCCTTTCCACCTATCCCAGCATCCACCACATCACTGCCAGGAATAGGTAATACAATTTCGTTTTACTCATTCAAATTTTAATTCTAGTTGTTGTCCGTCAGGTTCTCTATATCTGCGATTCGACTGCATAAAGGCTTTCCGTAAGGCTTCAGCAATCTTATCACGCATTTCTTTAGATACATGGTTCTTGTCGGCTTCGCTGTTCATTTGGAGTATCTTGTTAAGACTGCCGTTTATTGGCTTTTCATCAAAGAACAGGTTATACTCGGTAAATATCCGGGTGCAATCCTTTGCAGCTTTCTCTTCTTCTGCATCCTGGTATCGCTCTATTACTGTTTCCTGGGCTGCTCTCAAAATCCTTTGTCCGCGGTCGCTCCTGCAACCATGCCATTCGTTCTCGAATATGATAGATATTGCACGTTTCTTGCGGATCTTACCTATCTTTGCCCACCCATAATACACTTTCAGTTCACCCATCGTTATATCGTTGTTACACAGTCAAAATCACTTCCATACATGATATGCGCTCCACGCTTACGAAGTTCGGCCACCAGCTGCTCATTGGTGTATCTGGCTAGCCGTCCATGCAGTCTATCCTGCTTTCTTCTTTCAGCCGTATGCCTGCTCTCACATAACCGGCACCTGTTGGTGTAATGGGTGCCGGATTTAGT